CCATAATCTCCGCCTCGGTATATCTCCGCAACTGCAACAGGGGCTCCATTACCTGTGACAAGTACGGAACGCCGCGATACTGTTCCGGCCGCTCGCTGTCCATGATGTGCAGGACATTGGGGAGGCCGGTGTCTTTGCCGTATGCGGGGACGCGGACAAATTCCGTCTTTTCGCCTGTGTATTCGTGCGGGTATGTGTTGGCGATGTGATATGCCACAATGGCGCCGTTCTTGTCGATTTCCACGCCGTCATGGATATAACCGCCGTTGTCCTGCTTCACGCTTGCTACGCTCTGGAAGGTGCCGGAAGTAATGGGGCACCGGCAGCGGTCCGCCTCGATCATATGTAGACGCAGGCCGTAGGGTCGCAAGGTTTCACGTGGCACAAATTTTGTCAAGGCCAGCACGTCGCCGGACACAAGCCACGAAACAAGGGCGAGCTGCTGTAGGCCATAAAAATCGTTGATGCCGGTGGCGTCGCAGTTTCGCTTATTGCTGGCCCACAGTTTGAACTCCGATTCGGTGTGGCGCTGCCACTCTTCTGCCTGCTCCTGGGTCATGCCGAGGGTCATATAGTCGATAGTGCTCTTGAGCTGCAGGCCGTTGCCCACAACGTTTGTCCGGTTGGTCCGGATGGCGCTGGTGGCGATGGGTGCGCCCATGTAGAGCATTCGGCTTCTCTGGCGCAGGGTCAGCAGGTTCTCGTTGATGTCCTCCGCCGGGCTGCCGCTGTTGGGCTTCATGCCCTTCATGGCCTTGCGGGTGTAGGAGGCGCCGGCCTCCGAGTAGCCTTTGTTCAGGAGCGGCGCTGCGGTTGCCCGCGCCTCTGCGGACCGGACTGTCTTGCATGCCCTTTTCGCCCGCACCTTTTCCCATGCAAGCTTTTTCTTTTCGTCCAAGGTTTTCACTCCCTTCTTTGATATGAAGGTCGAGGCGTTGGCGCTGAACCTTTCGCCATCTGTCACACCTTCTGTCCTTATTTAATTAAATTAGCAAAGCACCGTTGCCAGATGCTTGGCATAAATCTGGTGTCCCAACTCGGTGGGGTGCAGCTTGTCGCAGAACATGGCCGCAATGTAGTCAGCGTTGCATCCCTCGGTCGGGAAGTTGAACTGATTGCCCTGCACCACGGAAAAACCGTTCGTCAACGACAGCTCCGTGATGATATTCCGGTACTTCTGCAAATCTGCCACCGGTGTCTCAATCGTTTTCCAGCCGCCTTGGTCAATGGGCGTGATAAAGATTACCTCACCCGTGTAATTCGCTTTCAGGTATGCACACAGGTCAGCCACACCGTTCCTGAACTCAGTCAGACCGATGCCAACCTGCCAATCGTTCACACCACCGGCTACAAACAGAAAGTCGCTGGTCAGGCTCTTGCTCTTGATCGTGTCGGGAATACGGGTCAGAGTGCCATACGCTCCAGCCAGCAGGCTGCCGTTCTTGCCATAGTTGGTGAAGGACAGGCCCACCTTTTCAGAAAACACCTTGCAATAGGGCGCTGCCGCCTGCCCACTGCTCGTCTGACCAAATGTGATGCTGTCCCCAAAGAAGAACGCGGTTTTCCCGGAAAATGCAAACGGCTTGTTGACGCAGTGGTCATTGATCACATAGGCCGTTGTATCCTCCTGTGTCCCGGCCAAATACTCAATGGTAACCTCCTTGACATAGGTGTACTTGCTGTCGTCCGCAAAGGCATTCAGTTGAAGCGTTCCCTTGCTGTTTCCGTCCAGTTCAATGACGGTTTTCTCGGTTTTGTCGATCCGGGCATAGTTTGTTACTTTGCCAGCTTCGTCCACAATGGAGGCATAATACAAAGCGGAGGATGCCCCGGCCATCGGCGGCGTAATCGTTACAGCTGTAATGCCGAACAAAGGCATAGAAAAGTGTTTGTGCGTTCCATTCGCACCGGTAACTGCACCGGAGGAGTTATAATAACCGGGTTCCAGTTCAACGCCTTTGTAATAAATGGTTTTTGTGAGCACACACGGTTTGAGCAATGCACCGATGTTTTTTCTTGCTTGCTCCTTCTGTCCTTCGGTCAAGCCTTGCTCAGCATCATATCGAACACAGCCTTCTGTTCCTTTCGCGTCCACATACATTTTTGTGTCAACCACATACGCTGCGCTCATCCATGCACCGGCGCTGTTTGTGATCGTGGTTTCCAGATACCCGGCAGTCAATCCGGCAAAGGCCGCAATCTGTTCCTCACTCAAAGCTGTTTCCACGGGCGCGTCCATCGCATAAAGGATGTGCAGAGGCTTTTCAGCAAGGTGCGCTTTCCACCCGGCCACCGTGCTCGTTCCTGCCGCATAGGGGCAGCAGGTGAAATAGCTGCCGTAGAAGTAACACACGCCAACGGTGTGCGACCACTTAGCGCGGAGTTGGTCACACATAACCTTCAGATTCGCAGCGTTCCCGGACAAGGTATATCTGTCCCGCAGGGCATACTCGTCTACCGCGGTCGCGTTGGTCTTTTGCCAGTTCTCCGAGCCATTCAAGGTGTCTCTTGCAATTCTCTGGATGTACACTCCACGCTCAAAGTCGATCTCGTCACACACCCACTGCTGGCCGTTGGCATCGGTATAGTTGCCGTCGGAGGACACCGGAATACCGGGCAGACCATTGGGGGCAGACGCAGAAATTGTCTGCTCGTTCACTGTCACGGCAAATGTGCCGCCATCTGCAATGCTCACCATTTCAGCAGGAGCATCCATCGTCGGCACTCCGGCCTGCGTGGTTTTTCCGTACAGTGTCAGACCCATTAATGGTCTTTCTACGCTATCTGTCACAACAATCTCACTGCCCTGTACTACCGAAGTTATTACAGGCGCACCAGACACCGTTGCAGCTTTACGCGCAAATTCTTTTGCTTCAATTGCACTTTGGTTTGCATTTTCACTGTATCGCTTGGCGTCATTGGCAGAATTCGCAGTCGCCTGTGCGTTCTGTGCAAAATTCGCCTGTTCAGAAGCGAATTCTTCTTCTGTACCTTTGTATCCTTTACTTACAGCCAGTGCATAAGCAGAAACAGCACCCAAGTCTTTCCGAATTACGTTTTCAATCATGAATAATTACCTCCAGTCTGCCACCAACCAATTCAAAATCCACGGTGTCGGCGATATTTGTAGTGCGGAGCAAATACAAGTGACCATCTTCGCCCACAGCAAATTCAGCAAAACCATTACTTGTGGCAGCCTGTTCTGCACGCTCCGCCGCCTTGGTTGCCGCATCCTTCGCCGCTTCCGCTTCGAACACAAGCTTCCCTGTTTCCTCTGCTTTTTGGCTGGCGGTTTCTGCCGCATCTTTCGCAGATTGGATTTGCTCAGCCATCAGGTCCACGTATGTTTCAGATTCCTGCTGGCATTCGCAGACGCATTCTTCCGAAACCAGGATGTTAAGTGTGGTGCTGGTGATTCTTCGACCATCGGACCCGAAGAGCGAAACCTCGGCTTTTGAGCGTCCTGCAGCAGTGAACGACTGAGGCGGAAGTCGAAACAGAATGCTATCGCTTTCGATATCACCATCCACGATCACACGGGTTTTGTCTGGCTTTGCGATTTTAAGAACCGCTGTGGCGCCAGCCGGGATGCTGTATGGCTCGCTCACCTCAATCCATTTGCTGTTGCGGCGGGTCACCAAGTTCACCCACAGATTTACGCCGGTGTCATGGCATTTTACCGATATACTTGCATCCGGATTTTTCGCCCCAATACATAACGTAACGTCGTATGTAATCAATAGCTCATCCTCCTTTATCAGTCTCTCGGAATAACGCCCACGGCTTTCCGACGACCTCCGCCGGCCAGTACCGCCTCAAGACCATCAATCTCCTTTTCCATGTCGAGAATGATTTTTCTTAACTCGGAGAGATTGAATTTTGTCATGTTTCGGCTGCCGATGGTATATGACTGGACCTGCCCTTTCAGCAGTCCCAGGTATGCGTGCCGCGCTTCGTCCAGCGCCGCGCGTCGAAACTCAAGACGCGCCTGCAGTTCTGTTCTGTCCATGTAAGACCTCCTTTACCAATCGCCCAGGGCTGCGCTTTTCTTCACCTTGGGCCTTGATTTCCGTTGTGGCTGGGGCTTCGGTTCACCGTTTGTCGTTTCACGAAGCCGGGCTGCTACTGCGTCCAAGTCGGGGTCCAAGACGCGGAACGCTGCGAGTGCATACACGCGGCAGTCCAGAGGCTCGTTTCGGATGTGCTCGGAGATTTTCTCCCACGCCCATTTTGTGCGTCCGTTGACCGTCTTTTGCACCAGCTTTTCGGAGAGTAGGCCCTCAAAGTATCGGCTGTCATAGCCTCTGGAATTATCCAGCGGGAAATGGCAGTATTTCGGGCCGGTTTCCTGAACCTTTATGTTGTTCATTACGTCCGCTTTGCCTGCGTCAACGCCAAGGCTATAGAGCCAAAGCTGGCCTATTGTTTTCCCGT